AGCGCCGAGCAGGCCGTCGCCTTGGCGGAGGACCTCGCAGGGATCCGCGACGAGCAGTATTCAGCGGCAACCGCGGAGGCTTTCTGACATGAACACCGCGAAAGCCTACAACACCATCATCGACGCCTTGCAGCACGCGACCGCCGGCGACCGCCAGGATCCGAGCAAGTACCGCGAGGCCCTGAAAACCGCGATGACGCTACGCGAACACTACGTCGAGCGCGACGAACAGGTCGCAAGCACCCTTATGCGGTGCGAGTCTCTCTTCTACAACATGCAGTCAGATCTGCTAATGCGTGGGCCGGAGATCGATTCAGTGGTCGAGCTGACCGAAGAACTGGAGGAAGCAACCGGGCGCCAGCGCATGATTCTCACCCTTGAGAGCCGCGCGACATACCGAGACCACGGGCCTGACGTGATCGTGGGGCACGGCGAGCCGCCCGCCGGGCCGGCATGGTTGGTCCCGGTCTACATCTGGGGCCGCGACTGCGACAACTGCGAGTCCAGCCGCATCACTTGGATCGAGCCTGATCTGGAGGTTTTCAACCAGCTAGTCGCCGACGTATACGACAGCGCGGAGGGGCTGACCGCAATTCGCGTCCTAACGCCCGAAGAGGCCGCCGACTTCACGCCGAGCTTCCGGGACCGCAACCTTGAGGCTTTCGAGAACGGGAGGGGGACGTCATGTATCGTCTGAACTGGTTCAGCGACCCCGCTCACGGGTGGTTGCGCGTACCGCTCGCCCTGATAGTCGAACTGGGGTTAGCCGACACAATCAGCAAGTACAGCTACCGCCAGGGCAACTATGGTTACCTCGAAGAGGACCGCGACGCCACCATCTTCATCGAGGCCGCCAAAGACGCCGGCTGGGAACTGGAGTTCGCGGATAGCCCGGCACACTACAGCGACCACGATTCCATTGTGCGGAGCTTCCCGAGCTGGACGCCCCCTGCAGCGACGAGGATCGAGCCATGAAAGACCTAGATACCCTGCTGGACATAGAGGAACGGGCCACCAAGGACAGCGAGGACCACAACATCGGGGTGAATCTTATCGCCCTGCTGGGGCTGAAACTCAAGAGTAACGGCCGCGTGGACACCAAGTGGGGCGATAAAACTCCTAAGGGCCTCGCCAGGACCGTCCGCTCCATCATGGGGGGCGAAGAAGCATGAACACGACAGCCTTTTGCCGAGTCCGCGTGGATACCTCGCCCTTCGTGGGTGGGGGCCGTTATGGGACAGTCCGCGCCACAAGGGCACAACTCACCGAGACATTCGGCCAACCGCTCGCGGTCGACGCCGGCGGCAAAGTCACCTATGGGTGGGTAATCGACACCCCGCGGGGACAGGCCGCAGTCCGGGATTACTGGTGGAACGGGGCAGATGAACACAGCATCGCCGCCCCGAGCCGCATCATTGGCCGGTGGGCCGTGCGTTGGTTGACACACAACGGGTTCACCGCACACAGGGGGACACCATGATGAACAACTCAACTTGCCCAGTATGCAATTACGAGCACCCCGAGGGGGGAAGCATCGAAGTGGAGTTCAACGGCGCGACCCAAGCCATGAGCTGCCCACGGTGCGATGCAGCCTGGACCGACTGCTACTACTACGCCGGCGCATCCTTCAGCGGCGCACCCGACAACGACGGGGATAGACACCCCGACGACTACGAGGCTATGGACCCCGAGCCCATGATAGGCCTGGACTATTGGAAGAACGAGGACGGGGAGTATCGCCTCGGGTAGGCTCCCGCTCTGCCGCCAGGGGCCGCCATGCCCCGAACGGCTAAGAGTCATCGTAAAGACCGCGAAGCGGGAAAGAGTCCAAGGGGGTGGAAGGCCCCCACCACAATAACAACGTGCCGAGGAACGACAACAATGAAGCATCACAAGCGAGTTCCCGAGGATCCCTTCGGGATAGGCTACGCAGCCAAGGTGTGGACATACGCCCTGTACGTCGCCATAGCAGCCGCAGTGCTGTTTGCCCTGGTGACCTGCAACGGGTAATACCAACCAAGCCACCACGCTCAACATAGGCCCCCTGCAATGGGGGCTTTTCAATTACCTTTACATCAACCACAATGTACTGCATGGGTAATAGACGATCTCTATCAGAACAGCAGCGACTATTCGCTAAATACTATGCTTCCCTAAATAATGGGACGGCAGCAGCGAAAAAGGCCGGGTATAGCCCTAAGAGCGCCGACGTTACGGCCGTTAGGTTGCTGAAGGATCAAAGGATATTGGGAGAAATCGACCGCTGGTCCCTAAAATCTGAGGTCAGGGAGATAGTGGACGAGGCCCGGCTTGAGCGAGAGCTTGAGTGCGCAGCCCTTCTGGATCCGCGCAAGATCTTCAATAAGGAAGGTCGCCTCCTTGACCCTATCGACATAGACGAGGATACCGCCAGGGCCATTCAGAGCATGAAGATAGTTCAGCGCGATGAAGGCCGAGCCCTAATGGCTGACGTGAAGTTCGTGGACAAGCTGCAGGCGATCCACAAGCTGGGGCAGCAGAAGGGCATGTTCGTTGAGCGACGCGAGTACACGCACAAGCTATCCGACCTCACGACCGAAGAGCTTGAAGCTGAACTGGCGCGCATCAGGGGCGAACACCATGATGTCCTGCAGGCCGCAGAAGACCACGGGGTAACGCTCAACTGAGGCCAACCGCTGAGAGCCGATCTGAGAGGGGCGATATAAGGGTATGCTAGGGCCTTGCCTCACCTGAGATCGTTGAACCACGGGGCTTACAGGGGGCCGGTTTCAGGAACGAGCAGAGTAAATGCAAGGATATGCAAGGGTTGAGCTGAAATTGTGAGCTTTTGCGTGATTACTGAGAGATTGGTCAGTGAGAGCGTGGAGCTTGGGAAGGTGGAGGGATTGCGAGCTGACGTGGGGCGATGGACAGCGTGGGGCGAGCCAAGGGAGGGCAGCAGGCGATCAGGCAGGGGGGCATCAATGGGGTGGGGCGGCCGGTGGAGCCTCATATCCGCAGGTACAGATACATAAGCCCTTCCCCATAAAACTCCCCCGGGTCCCATAATAAGTCCCGTCAATTTTTTGACTATTTTTTGACTAGGGTCCCATATTTCCGCCACCCATAGGGTCCCATTCATGGGAATTTGGGTCCCATATTCTGAGTCACGCATTGAGCGTTACTTGATCGTTACTTGATCGTTACTGGAGCGTTACTGATGGAGAATCAGCACAGGAAGATCACCGGGTACCGGGATTTGGCCCAGGACGAGATTGACGCGATGAACGCGATCAAGGCTGTGGCGAGTCAGGTGGAGAACCTGATGCAGCGTCTTGAAGAGGCGCCAGTGGACCTGGACATGCGCTGGTGGGCGATTGGGAAGACTGACCTGCAGAGGGGGTTCATGGCGCTGACCCGGGCTGTGGCGCAACCGGAGAGCTTCTGATGGAGCCCTGGCAAGAGAGGGTGGTTGAAGAGGCTAAGGAGCTTGACGAGAAGATCGTTGCCCTGAAGGGAATGATTCTCAGTCAGGAATTCCGTTCCCTGCCCGAAGAGGACCGGCTGCTGCTCAAGGAGCAGTTCATAGCGATGGTCGAGTTCCAGGGAATCCTCTGTAAGCGGATCGTGAGGTTCCAGTGAGGTGGCAAGAGATCCTGGCGGATCAGTGCCCGCCCGAGGACTACGCAACGCTACTGGTGCGTATTCAGGTTCCTTTGGGGCCAAACGGTGAGAAGGACCCCAATGACTGGGCGCGTTCTTACCCTGGGGCGCTGAGGGGTTTCATAGAGGCAGAGTTGAAGGCGAGAACTGATGGGCATACCTACCGCCCTTTCCAGCATGGTCAGTAGACTCATTGCTGTACTCGGGTCCCCTATCCCAGCAGGTTCCAATTCGGTCAGGCGGACAGTGCGCGGCGTGGTCCCTCGTAGGCCTGACAGCCATAGCGTCTACTTTCTCGGGGCAGTCGATAGCGCGCGACTATATGATTTGCGTTTACAATGCAGTCTGACTATACTTCGACTGCGCGGCAACCCTGGTGCCCCAACACCTTGGTTCCAAAAGGTACTCCAGATGGATACCCGCGACAAGCCCCAGCCGAAAGGTACGGGGCTTTTTGCGTTTTAGGGAGAAACTATCGTGCCCAGGAAGTACGAAAAGATCCGCGACAAGTGCATTGCCAAGGGCGGGGCAACGAAGTCGTGCAAGACCAAGGCCGCCAAGATCTACAACTCACAGCGCAAGCCCGGCAGCAAGCCTGTGACGCGGAAGAGTAAGTGAACAGGACAACACACGGGAGAGACTTGGTGAAAAATCGCAGACCGATGGGGAAGAGTGAGGTAGGGACTGTCAAGGGTGGAATGCCGAAGAAGATGAAGAAAAAGCCCATGATGGCAACGCCTGTCAAACAAACGAGACGTGGCCTGCGTAAATCAGGCCCGACCAAGGTGATCAAGTAATCGACAAGGGGAGAGAGACATGATGAAAGGCAAAACGACAAAAAAGCGGGCTGCCAGTAATACGGCAGTGAAGAAGAGGACCCAGAGCCAGAGCCCCCGCAAGAAGGCGGAAGAGGCTGGCCGTAACATCCGGGGCGGTAAGGGGATAATCAATGCCCGCCGCTCCAGGGACGAGAGGCTGGGCGGGATCATGGATGACCTCAAGGCCAGCCGGAAGAGAAAGTGACAGCCGGGGGTCTGATCATTCGCGGCAGAACCGAGGAAGAGGTTCGGGAGGTGGCCGCAAGGCTGCTGGAGAGCGAAGAGTATGACCCCTGTCTGGCGCCCATCAAGGTCAAGGGAATCACCGGTGCCGGGCCTGTCATGATGGTTGTGCTCGAGAGACAAGACGATGTCAGCGGCGCGTAACCAGCTAATCCGGGCGATCGAGATCGAGTCGGAGCTTGTCCGACGCCGGCAGATTGTTCTTCTGCAGGATTCTTTCTCGGCATTTGTTCGATGGGCGTGGCACATCCTGGAGCCCGGCCGGGAGCTGAAGTGGAACTGGTCGGTGGAGTTGATCTGCAATTTCCTGCAGGCCTTCGCCTACCGGAAGTTCCACCGCGGGATCATCAACATACCGCCGCGCGGCATGAAATCCACGCTTGTATCGGTCTGTTTTCCTGTCTGGGTATGGATTCAGGACAGAGAAAGGCTGGCACAGACTGACCCCGATGCCGCCAAGTGGGTCGGCAACTGGCACCAGTTCCTGTGCTTGGCGAACGATGCCCCGCTGGCGTTGCGCGATGCGGTCCAGGCCAGGAACCTGATGGAACATGAGCATTTCATTGAGCTGTTTGGGAATCTGGTTCAGGTCCCTCAGGGACAGAACGAGAAGAGCTACTACCGCAATACGGCGAACGGCCACCGCAATAGCCGACCAATTCAAGGTTCCCTGACCGGTAAGGGTGGCGACACCATCCTGATTGACGACCCTCACGACGCCGAGAAGGCCATGTCGGACGCCGACCGGCAGAACGTACTGGACTCCTACGCCGGCAAGGTCACATCCCGCATGAACGATCAGGCCAATGGCGGCATCCTGATCATCATGCAGCGGCTCCACGAGAGGGATCTGGCCGGGTTTGTGCGCGACAAGGACGGCGACTGGTCGAAGAACAACACCCGGGGGTGGTTGAGCCTCGTTTTGCCGATGGAATATGAGCTGGACGAGCCGAAAAAGACGCCCATCAACACCGCAAAGCGGATGGGGTTCCATGATCCGCGGACTAAGAAGGGTGAATTGCTCTGGCCGGAACGGTTCCCGCTCGATGCCGTCAAGCGTCTGACCTCTGATTTGCAGCGAACATCCGGTGTCTACGGCGCCACAGCGCAGATGCAGCAGACGCCATCACCCTCCGAGGGTGGAATCCTGCGCAAATCCTGGTGGCAGCGGTGGCCCGACGACAAATCGTTCCCACTTTGCGACCACGTTTTTCTGTCCTGGGATACGGCCTACACGGAAAAGGACCTCAAGGAGGCCTCGTTCTCTGCTCGTACTGCCTGGGGCGTGTTCTGGAACGAACAGGCCGGGGCCTACAACCTGATCCTGCTGCACTGCTGGGCCGATCAACTTGCCTACCCGGATCTGCGCCAGAAAGCCCAGGACGACACCCTCGAATACAATCCGGACGCCCATCTGATTGAGAAAAAAGCCTCCGGCCTGTCTCTGATTCAGGACCTGCGGCGCGCCGGCAAGGGCCGCAAGCGGGTCCGGCTGCGCACCTATTTGCCCGATCGCGACAAGGTCGCTCGAGCCCACGCGACCACGTCGCTGTTCTCTTCCGGCATGATCTGGGCACCCAACCGTTCCTGGGCAGACAAAACAATCGACGCCTGCGGCGTGTTCCCAAACGGCGCCCCGCCCTCGGCGGACATCACGGATACCGTGACGCAGGCAATCCTCTATCTCAAAAACGGCTGGTGGGTAGAACACCCGGACGACGCCGTCGATGAACAATTTGTTGGATCGGAATCTCCCAACTGGGACACCGAGGACGACAACGAAACTGGGAGAAGTTATGGCGGCTACTATGGATGATGTCCTCCCGCTGGGAGAGACAGACGACGAAGAGCTTGCGCGACTGTCACTGATGGTCGAAGAGTATGGCGACGACGTTCTGACGGACGAAGAGGCCGCCAAACTCTCGCCAGACAGCGGCACACTCTTCAATGTCGAAGACCACAACGCCAACTTGGCCGAGGTCGTTGACGATCAGGTTCTCTCCACTCTCGCCCAGGATGTCGTTGATTGGGCCGACCGTGACGAGGACTCGCGCAAGGCATGGTATGAGCGAGAGCGCACCGGCATGGTGCTGATGGGACTCCTGAAGGACGAGAAGTACATCGCTCCGTTCGAAGGGGCCACTGAGGCCACCCACCCACTGCTCGCCGAGGCCTGCACCAACTTCCAGGCCAGGGCGATCGCCGAGCTCTGGCCGGCCGGCGGCCCGGTGAAGACCCGGGTGATGGGCAAGAAAACCCCGGAGATCGAGGCCCAGGCGCAGCGCGTCAAGGGCTTCATGAACTACCAGTACACCCAGATCAACGGCGGATTCGATGAAGAAGACCGCATGTTGATGCGACTCCCAATGTCAGGGTCCTGCTTCAAGAAGCAGTATTTCGACCCCAGCACCGGCGTCATCAGGTCAGACTACGTCGAGGCATCCGATTTCCTGGTCCCGTACAGCGCAACATCGCTGCGCACCGCTCCCAGGTACACCCACCGGATGATCAACTACCCAGGAAACGACATAAAGAAGCTCCAACAGATAGGCTTCTATCGCACCGACGATCACTGGGGCGAGCCGATTGGTGAGGGCAACGAAAACACCGAGGTACACGACGCAATCGATGAGATTGAAGGTCGCGAGCCCACCAACTATGATGAGGATGTCGGCTATACGCTGCTTGAATGTTACTGCAATCTCGACCTCGAGGGCTTCGAAGATGTAAACGAACAGGGTGAAAAGACCGGGATCGCGCTGCCCTACATCGTGACCGTCGAGAAGGACAACCAGAAGGTTCTGGCTATCCGCCGCGGCTGGAAGGAATCGGACGAGCGCAAAGAGCGGCGGATCCAGGTCACCCATTACAAGTTCCTCCCTGGCTACGGCTTCTACGGCTACGGCTTTGTCCACGTCATCGGTGGACTCTCCCAGGCGGCCACCGGCGCCATGCGTGCCTACCTCGACGCTGCCGGCTTCGCCAACATGAAGGGCGGCTTCAAGTCGCGCGACGCCAAACTCAAGACCGACAACGCGCTTGGCATGGGCGAGTGGCGCGAGGTCGACATGACGGCCGAAGAGCTGTCGAAGTGCTTCTACCCGCTCGAGTACCGCGAACCATCCAAGGGCCTGTTCGAAATGCTGGGCTACCTGGACGAGGTTGGCCGCCGGTACACGTCAACGACCGAAAATCTGGTCGGCGATGCCAACAATAACGGCCCGGTTGGCACGACACTTGCTCTGATCGAGCAAGGCCTGAAGGTCTTCTCGGCCATCCACAAGCGGCTGCACGAGGCGCACTCCCAGGAATTCCGCATCATGGCGGATCTCTACTCAGAGTTCCTGCCGGATGAATACCCCTACCTCATGGAAGAGGAAGAGCAGTTTGTGCTGCGCGCCGACTTCGATGCCCGCGTCGATGTCATCCCTGTCTCCGACCCGAACACTGTCACCAATACCCAGCGCATCGCCCAGGCACAGGGCGTCGTTGAGCTTTCGGCGCAGGCCCCGGATATCTACGACATACGCGCCGTTCACAAGCGGATGCTGTCTGCGATGCAGGTACCCAAGATCGAAGAGCTGATCCCTCCACCGGAAGAGGTTCAGCCGATGGATCCGATCACCGAGGGCCTACGGATGCTCACGGCCCAGGCGGTTCAGGCTTTCCCGGAACAGGATCACTACGCGCACATCCTGGCGCATGGGATCTGGTGGGAGCAGATGGTCCCTGACGACCTCAAGAAGGACCTTGAGCCGATCTACAAGGCCCACCAAGCCGAGCATGTCGGCCACTGGTATCAGATCCAGATGATGCAGCAGCTTGGCTTGCCGCCCGAGGCGCTGCAGGACCCGGCAGCTCAGAACCAGATTGCGCAAATGGCCGCACAGGTCACGCAACTCATGGCCCCGCAGACCATTGGTCTCGAGGCCCCGGAACAGCAACAGGGTGGTGAAGACCCCGCCAAGTCGGCGGCAGAAATTGCCCTGAAAGCTCAACAGACCGAGGCAGACATAGCCCGCAAGGACGCTGTCGCCCTGGCTGATATCGAGCGCAAAGATGCTCAGGCCGAGGCCGAGATCGAGCGCAAACAGGTGGCCGATCTGCAGAAAGCTGCCGATGAGGCCGCCGCCACTCAATCCGCTATGGATGCGATGGAAGAATGAGTGACCTGAAATTTTCACA